ATATGCGAAGGAACCGCTGACATGGTAAAGGGTACAGGTAATACTCGTAACGGATCATGGGTACTAGATCATTGTCACAACACACAGGAGTTTAGAGGTTGGTTGTGTCACAAATGTAACCGAGCACTTGGCGGATTCAACGACAATATACAGACTTTAATTAATGCTATTGAATATCTTAGAGGCGAGAAATAATGAGCAAGCTATCAAACGTAGTACCTGACATCTACAAACATCTTAACTCTTTATCTAACGGCACAGCCTTGCCGCTCACTGATGAAGATATAGATTTTACTACTGAGAGTATCCGTGAGGTGTTAAAGTCTTGGGCAACTCCAAGAGCTAAAGATTCCAAGTTCCATCTACGTATGTCTAATGTAGGTAAAGCTGCACGACAACTGTACTACGAGAGTAAGAAAGAAACAGGAGCACCTTCTAACATTGATGCACCAACGCAGATTAAGTTCTTGTACGGTCATCTACTAGAAGAGATTGTTCTTATGTTAGTACGTATGGCAGGACATAAGGTTACAGATGAGCAGAAAGAGATTGACGTAGAAGGTATCAAAGGTCACATGGATTGTAAGATTAACGGTGAGGTAGTTGATGTTAAGACTGCATCACGGTTTGCCTTCCAGAAGTTCCAGAGTGGGCGACTACCTAACGATGATCCCTTCGGCTACCTTGCACAGCTTTCAGGATACGAAGAAGCTGAGGGTACATATGAGGGTGGCTTCTTGGTTATGAACAAGGAGAGCGGTGAGTTATGTATGTACACTCCTGAACAAGAAGACAAGGTTGACATCGTTACTAAAATTAATTACCTCATCCCTGCATTAGAGCTTGACAATGAGCCAGAAAGATGTTATAGTCCTGTTCCAGATGGGGTAAAAGGAAACATGAAGCTTCCTAAAGATTGTAACTGGTGCGAGTTTAAGTTTAAGTGTCATGCCGATGCGAACGATGGTGAAGGTCTACGTACTTTCAAATACTCAAACGGCCTATCATATTTAACTAAGGTAGTCAACACACCAAAGGTGGATGAATTATTATGAACGGAAGAAAAGCAAAACAAATCAGGGCGCATGTTGATACATTGTCAGTCGCTTGGATTCAAGGGTTACTGAGTGAAGAGGAGGCAGCGAAAGTGAATAAAGATAACTATAAAGTTTCGCTCCCTAAGAAGCCTTATGTATATTTAAAACAAGCAGTCCGTTTAAATGCTTTCCATCCTCGATGGGTAGCTAAGAAGATTAAGAAGATTTTAAAGCGTGACCCATCAACAGACATTCAGTCAATAACAGTAGGTGATATAGATGAAACTAAATAAGAAAGATCTTAGCGCCGAGGACATGTTAATTGGTGTAGGTATGTGGCTACTTGAACGCCCTGATCGAACCACCTCTGACGTAGACGATGGTTACTTAGCTGACCTACTATTAAAGTTAGAGCATGTGTTAGCTGCTAAGAGGGGGTCTATCCATTAATAAATTTACTAAGATGAAACGTGGCTACCGAAAACCTAGAGTAGCCCGACCCAAGGAGAAGGATGTACCGAAAGGTTATGACTCTAACTGGGAATGTGAGTTACACCAAGGGATCTTAGATGACTGGTCGTTCCATACAGACACGGTGTCTTATACAATAGATCATAAATATGAACCAGACTTTTTGAGGGAGATAGATGGAAAGAAAATATTACTGGAGGCCAAAGGTAGATTTTGGGACTTCGCAGAGTACACTAAATATATCTGGGTTGCCAAAGTATTGCCCTCAGACACAGAGTTGGTGTTTTTATTCGCTAACCCCAACGCCCCAATGCCAGCAGCAAAGCGAAGAAAAGATGGAACCAAAAGATCCCACGGAGAGTGGGCTACAGCAAACAACTTCCGATGGTTCAGTGAAGACACCATCCCAGACAACTGGATTAACCCGACTAAGAGAGAGACCTTTGATGACAAATAAATATTATAAGTTCGACTTTGACAGCTCAGAAGATGTACTAAAGCCTATAAATGCAAATGACTTTGATAGTATAGATGAGTTTATAGATGCTTTAAACTCCGCTGCGCATGGTGAGACTCAACGCTTTGATGATATGGAAAAGGAAAGGTTGAAGGAGCTTAGAGAGCCTGACTATTATAAACAGGAGGAATCCGTTGATAAGCATATAACAGGCGAGGCAGGGCAAGGGTCGGTCGATGCGTTCTTGGAAGAGTTCAGACTAGACGACCCAGTAAATAATCCTGAGCACTATACTATTGGCAGCATTGAGACTATTGATTACATTACAGATGTGTTAGGTGAGTATCACGCAGCTATCTTTTGCCACGGTAATGTGTTAAAGTATACAGGTACTAGGTTGTTCGGTAAGGGCAAGCCTATTCAAGACGCTAAGAAAGCTGTATGGTATCTCAACAAAATGATTGAGCTACTTGAATTCACTGAAGACACTAACTGGTAGGGCTTGTAATGGACGACAGTAGAAAAGATGAGAGACGTGATCGCTTTGACCGTAAGAAGAAATTCAATAAAGTGCAAACGTCTTCCAAGCTAAAAGCTGTGAGACGTAAAGAAAACAAAAACCTTAAAACACAAATAGAGAGAGAGTTATTAGAATGATGGATTCATATCAGCAGTACATTCACAAGTCACGATATGCACGATGGCGTGAAGATGACAATCGTCGTGAGACGTGGGCAGAAACAGTTCAACGCTATGTAGATTTTTGGTATGATCGTGGACAGATTGATCTTGCTACTTCTGATCGTATCTATGATGCTATCTATAATTTAGATGTTATGCCTTCTATGCGTTGCTTAATGACAGCAGGTGAAGCCCTTGATCGTGACAACATGGCAGGCTTTAACTGTTCTTATGTTGCAGTAGATCATCCAAGAGTGTTCGATGAGATCTTATATGTACTGATGTGTGGTACAGGTGTAGGCTTCTCAGTTGAACGTCAGTCAGTAAATAAATTGCCAGAAGTGGCGGAGGAATTCAATGAAACAGATACTACAATCCATGTTAGCGACAGTAAAATCGGTTGGGCTAAAGCTTTCCGTGAGCTGGTTAGTCTTTTGTATACGGGTCAAGTACCTAGTTGGGATATTTCAAAGCTACGTGCGAAGGGTGAGAGACTCAAAACATTTGGTGGGCGTTCTAGTGGGCCTGATCCTCTTGTTGCTCTGTTTCATTTTACTATTAATACGTTCCGCAAAGCTGCCGGTCGTAAGCTAACGAGTATTGAATGCCATGATATTGTGTGTAAGATTGCTGAGATTGTTGTCGTTGGTGGCGTTCGTCGCTCTGCTCTTATTAGTTTGTCTAACTTATCTGATGACCGTATGCGTCATGCTAAGTCTGGTCAATGGTGGGAGACTGATACGCAACGTGCTCTCGCTAACAACAGTGCGGTCTATGATGAGCGTCCTGACTTCGAAACTTTCTTAGAAGAGTGGACAGCTCTTTATAAATCTAAAGCAGGTGAGCGTGGTATCTTCTCTCGGAAGGCTGCAAAGAAACAGTCAGCCCGTCACGGACGTAGAGATATTGAGCACGACTTCGGCACCAACCCTTGTAGTGAGATCATCCTACGCTCTGCACAGGTTTGTAATTTGTCAGAAATAGTGGTTCGTAGTACCGATACGTTCGAGAATTTACTACGCAAGGCTGAGATTGCTACTATCTTAGGTACGCTACAGTCTTCGTTGACCGACTTTCGCTACGTTCGTAACATCTGGAAGAAGAATACACAAGAAGAATGTTTACTTGGTGTAAGTATGACAGGTATTATGGATCATGCTGTCTTATCAGGCAGACAGAAGACTGGTGCATGGTTTGAACAGTCAGGGTACGATGAGCTACCTGAGATCTTAGAAGCCTTGAAAGCTAAGACAGTTGCGGTTAACGAAGTCTGGTCAACACGTTTAGGTATCAACCAATCTACGGCTATTACCGCCGTGAAACCTTCAGGTACTGTCTCTCAGTTAGTCGATAGTGCGTCAGGTATCCATGCTCGTTTCTCTCCGCAGTACATTCGGACAGTACGTAGTGACGGCAAAGATCCTATCTCAGAGTTCCTCAAAGACGCTGGAGTCCCTTGGGAAAAAGATGTAATGAATGATGATAACTATGTGTTCTCATTCCCTATCAAAGCTCCTACTGGATCTACAAGCGTTGATGACCTTAACGTACAGCAGCAGTTAGACTTATGGGAGATCTACCAGAACCATTACTGTGAGCATAAGCCCAGTGTAACCATCTACTACTCGGACGAAGAGTTCTTAGCAGCAGGACAGTGGTTATGGGATCGGTTAGATAGTTGTTCAGGTATTAGTTTCTTACCACGTACAGACCATGTGTATCAGCAAGCACCGTATACAGCTATCACGCCTGAAGCGTACAAAGAAGCCTTGGCTCTAATGCCTAAGACTATTAACTGGGATGACCTTGGTAAGTTTGAAACTGAGGATACTACTACAGGAACGCAAGAGCTTGCTTGTGTAGCGGGGCAGTGTGAGATATGAATAAGTCAAAGATTAAAATGTTTTTTCTTGGGTTGCTTCACCTTATTATCTCGCCAGTCTACATACCTGCGATGATACTGTGGGAAGAAAGAGATGAAATTAAAGATTATTATTCTCAGTGCTTTCGAGCAATAACATTTAAGGAAATGTAATGTGGGTATTTAGATTAAGCACCTCAGCTAATGATGCAGCGTTCGATACTCTTGGAAGCGCACAGCGTTATATGTCGGTTTTTGTACCAGAAACAATGGAAGAGAGCCGAGAAGCAAAACAAGTTTTAAAATCAATTAAAAACCTACTTAAAGAAGTACACAACAGAGAAAGGGAAAGCAATGACTAAGACAAAGAGAAGAAAACTCAAAGCATTCATTCAAGATAATCGAGATACCTTTGAAATGTTTACATGGTTTTGGGGAGCTAACCTTTTAATGGCTTGCTTTTTTATTATTGTTTACAAATCAATGATGGGAAGCTGTGTCTTATGAGCAATAAACAAGAAGGGAATCTAATATCTTTCAAGCTCCTTGTAGACAAGGGAGGGGTTGTCGTTACTGAACTTAGCGGCATCCCCGACAAGGACATGTCTAAGGTCTTTAAAGGTGACGACCTCGTATTGATGAGGGCTTTGTTGAGGCTGTGCAATGATAAGCTACAGCCCCTACATAGTCAGTTAGAGCAAGAACTGGATGCTCTTAACCACGCTACCACTTAACCTCATTAATCTATGTTTATTTCTACACCAGCTTCTACGGCAGCTATGCGTAACTTTAAGTCTGTTAACGAATCTTTAAGTTTTTCAGTGGAGCTGGTTTGCTTTTGTTGCTGAGCACTAAGATACTCTAAAAGCATATCTTGTCTAGCATCAGCAGGGAGTGACCCCAACTCACCTCTGGGCCATTTTATTCTAAACTCGCTATTCTGAGTTATATCTATTTGAGTTTTATCTAAAGCATGTTCCAAGAGGTTTAGCCGCTCTTGTATACCGAAGTAAGCCATAGTTGAAACGCAAGTAAAAACAATCATAGCGATTAGGTTTCTGATTGGTATTGTTATACCTGTATTCTCATTTAGCTCCATTACCATTTCACCTTATCTGCCCAGTAAGCCGCAGACATCTTCCCCTTTGAAATGTTCTTAGCGTGTCTAGCTTTAAAGCTGGCACGTTTTGCTTTCATGCGGGCAGACTCTCCGGCTTTTGGTTTACCTGCCGTACTCGCTCCTTGTTCTCCAAAGCGTATAGTCTTCGTCTGATCCCCTACCTTAGCTACAACCACATGTGATTTAGTCTTGTGGCTTGGAGTCTTCTTAGGCTTATTATATCCTGAGACTCCTGCGTTCTTTAACTTAGAATCTTTTCCTTTAGCTGTGCTCATGCTTTACGCTCCTGTGTGCTCATGCTTTATCTTTTACCGCCCGGAGTAAAATAGAAACCTATTATAGCTCCCAGAGTGGTGATTGAGACAAGAGAAATATGTCCTGTCGTAATGGCTGTCGTGATGCCTTGGTCGATTGGCATTCTATAGAGTCCCCACAGGATGCTGATTTCTTTTGCTTGCTCTGGTGGTATGAATGTGATGAGTTCAACTGTTGGGTAGAGGGTACAGAGAATTGAAACTGTGGCAAAGTTGAGCATCCCGATAAGAGCAATAATCCTACGAGTAGTACGGGTAAATATAGTTGCTTCTGGGTCATTGCTTGCGTCTCCGAATATAGCCTTTTGAAACTCAAGATCAGCACCTTTCATCTGCATATCTCGAATCAGTTCTCTTTTAGCCTCAGCTTCCTTAGCTTCGTTGCGGGCCTGTACAGCACCACCAAGCATCTTCAGCATCGAACCCATGCCGGTAGCACCGAGGGTCGATAGTAACATTGTAATCAATCCAAACATATTAAACCTCTACTTTAAGCTCTTCTATTTTTAACACCCAAGTTGTAGGTATTGCAATATGAGCGCCTCCCTCGTTTAACTGACTATCCTTTTCGACTATCCTTGAACGCATTACAATTACTTTATTGTCATCATGGTGAATTAGCCAGCCTACCTCTTGACAAGTGGCGGGTTCGTGTGCTACAATATCTTCTATTCCAGTCCACGCCCCATCACTGTCTTGAGCGTCCTGCCAAGTCAACCGTACCATAGGTATGTTGTCTATGTTCATTAAGTCTCCTTTTATTTTATACTTTCCAAGCAATTTCTTTAGTAAGTCTTGAAGTCATAGATTTTGCAACATCTCTTTTAATGATGTTGGTAGTATGGAAGGTTATATCAGTATCTGCAAGAGCCATTGCTTCATCAAAAGTTGCGGTAGGTGCATACTCAAATAAAGTTGTGTCTCCTAGCTTCTCTAAACCATAATAATAGTTATTATCTATAGTCACTTCGTCTAAATCAGAAGGGTTTATGTTAATAATAATATACTCTTCGCCGCTTGTACGTGGCGCACCTAAGTATACAAAACTATTTCCTTTTATAGTTACATTATTAGTGACACCGACATGTAATCTAATACAAGTACCTTCTTCTTCTATAAAGAAAGTATTGTTTTTTATAGTGCCTCCGTTACTTTCAATTACATAAAGACTAATAGCTAGAGTATCTCCATTAATACCAAAGTTATTATTACCTGCATTTTTAAAGATGTTATCTTCAATAACAAAAGGAGTATTTTGCATATCATTTAAAACCATAAAATCTTGATACTTTTCAAATTTATTACCGATACAATTAAACTCAGTAGCTTTCATACTTGTTGTATCAAGTACTTGGTTTGAGGTGTTATTCTGCATCTCAGCATTGCCCACAAAGGTATTATAATTAAAATTAACTACAGTAGTATTTTCAGGGTAAAGAGTTGACCTGTAAAACTCTATAGTATCACCCCTACCTGTATTATTATTAAACGTATTCCCTATTATATTTATAAGGTTTGTTGTTCGTCCTGCTTGGGTGGTAGTAGCGGGTCTAATTGTGTCTATTATTCTGTTTGACTGTATATTCGTAGCTTCAAAGTTAAACGTGTTCCCAATAAAGTGCATCTCATTAAAATACTCAGGCTGCATAACTATAGTATCGCCAGACATACCATCTGAAAAAGTATAATTAACTGTATTTTTACTGAAAAACAATTTTGATACTTGACTGTTAACTGCGTTCTGCCTACCTGCAAAAGCAAACATAGCTAATCTATCATCATCGGTTGCGGGAGCAACTAAATTAAACGTATTATTTTCTACGACTACTCCTATTTGATTAGAAAGAGTTAGTGCCTTCTGATCTACAATATTAAACTCACAATTCTTTATTTCGACTGAAGCTATATTTGATATGCCAGCATAGACTCCACCTCGAACTATATCAATTTCTGTACCTAGTTGTGTAAAAGTGCAGCCGTCAACTATAAACTTATAGAAAGTAGAAGCACTGTTAGATTGTGTGTTATATATAAAGCTTTGACTTACAGCAGTGGTAGCGCCATTTCTGAATTGTATGTTCTTTACAGTATACACGTCATCGTTGCTACTACCGTTGACATTATTAAACCCTAACAAATAGTCTTCATTTACAGGCATCTCAAACACTACAGTTTCATCTCCATACGCCTCCATAGAAATATGCTCAGTAGGAGTATCAAACTCCATGTAAATTAAAGTTTCAGCTACAGGGCCATAAGATAGCTCAGTTGTATAAGTCCCTGCCCTAAAGACTATTTTATCTGCGGGGGTAAAAGCTCCTATTGCTTGAACCGAAGCCACAGTAGCTTTAGGTGTACTTAACGACAGCCCGTCATTAGAGTCGTTGCCGTCTTTTGCTATATAAAAATCAGTCATGATGACTCCTTATGTGAAACGAGTTTCGCTAATGTATACTTTGCTTGTGCCGATTGTCGTAGTCTGATCTGTAGCCGATCCACTAATTTTGAATCTGTCACAAAGTACAAGCTCTTTAATAGTGTTAATTGAAAAAGTTTCAATGAGTACATAATCAGTACCGTTTAAACTTGCGTAAAGGTGTACATTGGTATCGCCTTTTACGATCTGAATAATACCTTGACCGCCTGCATTTTTCATGTTAGGGTTAAATTCTGTACCTACTGCTAATTGTGTTGCCATAATGTGTTGCCTCTTATTGGTTATTAAATATCAAAGTCTGTGTTGGTAAAAATTATAACTGATTTAACCCAGTCTAAAACTCCCACCGCTTCTGTCGGACTGATTGCTCCGTCCTCAACGTGAGTTGTTATAAGTTCTAATATAGCCATATACATTGCGTCAGTCTTTCCGTCTGTACGTGCGAAGGCTTTGTGGTCTTTTATGTTTTTAATGTCAGGCAAATTATTCTCCCCGTTCCATATTGCGTGTATGCTGTAGTTTCTGTACTATTACAGCGGCAGAAAACAAAGCATTAAGTTTATCATCGTTTAATAATTTATCTTGTAACTGCGTTCTACTCATATTATTAAGTTCATCTAAAGTATACCCAGCCGCCTGAGCCGCCTTCGGGCCGAACTGTTTGTTCTCTAATACACTTCTAGCTGTACTTTCAATTACTTGGAATAAGCCTTGTGCGCCTGTTGAACTAACCTGACTTTCTTTAGGTAAGTTACCACCAGCAGATTCAATTTTAGAAATATCAACCATGCCAGTTTTAAACTCTTCTTTCGGTAAGTTTAAATCAGCCATCTCATAATCAAAAGCTCCGCTTTCTAAGGCTGAGTTTACAGAATTCACTACTTCATCTGTGACTTCAATATTCTGAGCTGCATTATAATCTGCAACTCGATCTTCAAGCGGGCGATCTTCAGCATTATAATCTCTAGCCCAGAGCATTGACCAATCTCTTTGACTTGGCTGACCACCTTCATTAAACATCATACGTTTATCTGCCTTATCAAACGTACTAGCATTGATAGATTTGTACTGCTCAGGTCGGAATAAGATATAAGAGTCGCTAGTCTTTTCACCTTTCAATGAAGGCTCGACCATATTACGATACTTAATAGAATCAAAACCCATGTCTTCTAAAAGCTTTTGTAGCTTTTTAGTTAGCGTCACTTGTCGTAAGCTGCTTGTTAGTAACTGCTCTGAACTGTTAAAGATGTCAGGGAGAGCAGGAACTTCTAAAGCATCTACCATTAAAACATTTAATCTATCTTGGAATTTCTTAGGTATCTTCTTCCCTAATCCAGACTTGAGTGCGTCCATAAGTTGATCAGAAGATGAGCTTAAAAGGTTCTCTGCTGACCAGTTAGAAGCGTCTGTAGGGAAGACCAATGGGTTCTTAACGTTCACATAGCCTTTCATTATACTAACGCTAGGCATGTCACTAGAAGGCGCTAAGTCCATTGAGCCTACTTGATCTAGTTCATCTGAAGTTATGTTATCAAAGTCTACATCTTCCATAGTCATCCCCTCACGACGAGCCTGCTCATCTGCAAAGAACCTATCCATTTCAGAACGTTCCATTTTACCACCACCAGAGCCGGGGATTGATAATACGTCTTCAGCTTTACGGTCGTTGATCCCTCTGGCTGCCATGTAGTTTGCTTGGCCTTCAGTACCTACGTGTACACCCATTTCTCTAGGGGATACAAATGCTACCTCAAAGTCTTTTTCTGCGAAGTCAGAGATGCCTCGGAACTTAGGAGTCTTTTCAATAGATGATGCTAAGTAAGCGTCGAGGTTTTTAAGCCTTGCATCGTCAGAGATTCCGCTTGCTTGACCTACTTCTGTTCGAGGCGAATCAGCTTGCATAGACTTTAAAGTTGTCATCAGTTCAGCGTTATCAGAATTGTTAGCAATGTAGTTAGTTATAATCTTACGTCTACCTTCATCGGTAATCTCATCAGAAGGTATAAACTTACTATTCCTAGCAAAAATATCTATAACGTCTTCTAGTCCTTGTACCTGTTCTAACTTATCTGAAGGCGCTAACGTACTTACGTGTGCTTTAGACGCTTCACGAGCTTCCGTTAGATAGAAAGCAATATCTGCAAACAAGCTCTGGTCAGGATCAGCTTCATCGCCCATCTCAGCTTGATAACTAAAATCGTCTATCTCATCTTGAGTGTATCCACGAGAGATCTGGAAGTCTTCGCCGTATTCTCCATTACTCTTTTCCTGTATAGCTAAAGTTTCTTTAGAATAAGGCTTGACATCTTGATCCTTTTCCCTTAAAATAGTCTTCATACTTAACGCTATGTATTCCTCAAGCTCTTCTTCACCACCAAACTCATCTGCTTGTGAGCCAGCAATAGCTCCGAAGTCAGCTTGGTCTGGGTCGTAAAACTCATCAGCCTGTCCTTTAGCGCCGCTTAAACCAGCAGACTCTTTAATACTATCGACAGCATCGTTAATTAATCGAGGATCTAAGATGCCATCTGTTGCATCATTAATAGTCTCAGCTAAGTAACCTGAAAGCTTTGTAGCCCCTTTAGTTACAAGTGAACCGACACTAAAGCCTTGTCGCTCTACTTTCTGAGGGTCGAGTTCGTCCATGAAAGCTGAGCCAGCTTGGTAGTTGTACGGCAAACCAGTGACTTTATTAATTCTTTCATCTGGTTCTTTAGGAGCGTTAGGTACTTCAACAACACCGCCTTTAAGGAACTGTTGTCGTTGTATGTCATACTCAAACTTAGGAACAAAACCTTTTAAGTCTTTATCTCTTTCACGCAACATGGTTTTATACTTACGCATGTTCTCAGGGCCAACTACAGTAGAGCCTGCCGCAAAGAAAGGAATCTTAGTGCCTAATACTTGATTATATTTACCGTAAGCTAAACCTAAAGCGTCAGTAGCTATAGGCCCAAAAGGTGCAGTAGCATATCCGGTTATCGTGCCTGAATACTTTGCAGCATCACCGGCCCGTTGTAAGTTGTCAAAAAGTAAACCGTTACCACCCCAACGCTTTATAGCTGAAAGACGAGCCTCTGTAGGCGTGGTGTCTCTTTCACTTTTACCATTACTGCGGTAGTAATTAGTCATGCGAGCTGTTTCAGTCATTAACAAACCAGCCATTGCCAGCTTAGGTACGTTGCGTCCTGCGTCTTTTGTTACAGCTTTAGCAGCCCCTTTAAGGATTGTGTTTGTAAATGCTGCGGGGTAGCCTAATAGTTGGAAAGCTATTGTAGTTCTAGGGTTAGTGTGTAGTAGCGGCTTTAAACCTGACATTGCAGAGGGCTGTAAGATTACTGAGTTAGTATATCGTGCAGCTCCGTTATTTATTTGACCAGTAAAAGCGTCTTCTTTTTTAGCGCCTCCTTTAAACCAAGCAATACCGTCATCAGGGTCGATGTTAAGTTCCAAGAGTTCGCCCCTTAAAGTCTCAATGCGTGGTGTAGGAGGTTGATTACCATGGATTGCAAGCTTCTCTATATTTTCTTCAATCAAGTTCCTACCGCTTATATACGAAGTTGTCTGTACAAACTTAGTCCACTGATCTAGGAAGTTCATGCGGAAAAACTTATTACTTACTTTCTGCATAGTGTCTGAAGCAAAATCGTCACCACCTAAGCGGTTCCCTGCTTGAGATTGTGCTTGCTCCATTGCGAGGCTATGTTTCTTTAACTCTCTAAAAGCTTCATTAGCTGTCATGCCTTTCTTGGTCATTAGCTCAGAATGTAAATCACCTGTCATCTTTTTAAAGCTTAACTCAGATGCTTCAGCAAAACCTTTAACAGAGTTTAACACTCCAGCTTTACCGATGTTAATAAATACTTCTGTTAAACTACCAATAGTCGCTAAAGGTAGTAGAGCTAAACGTGTACCGAGTGAATAGGTATCTGCTGCTGTCTGCATCTTTGAACCATAACGCTCCATGTTTTCACCAGTAGCAGATCTATAAAGCTCTCGAATTTGTTCCCGCTCTTTCTTATCAAGAGTTTTACCAGCAGATTTCATTTCTTTTACAATGGGATTAATCCACTGACTCATAAATTCTTTTTCATTAGAAGCCATCAATACTTTCTTTTTAGCCAGAGCTTTACCAGCTTGATAGTTATAATCCGCAGTCATGCCAATTAAATCAGTATTTAAAAAATCTGTAAATACAGAATCATCTTCAAATGTAAACTTACGTTTAGCCGCAAAGAACTGACCGCCTGAACCGCCGTCGAGTTGATTTTCAATATCTAACATGCTCTCTGTAATTCGTTTAGCTTCGGCTGCATTTTTAGCTTCACCAGATTTCATGAGTAGTAATTCAAATCTTTCAGGGTCAGATTCAATAGCTTTCCTATTCCACATACGGGGAATATAGTTTTCTATTTTATTAGCTATAACGCCTTCAGAGTATAATTGATCACCTATAGTTTTATATAGACCTTGAATCTGTTTAGCTGCAATACCTATTTCTTTTGGTACGCCTTTAAAGTCTCCACGAATAGCTTGGTTTAGTAGATCGTTAACCTTGTCTGAGACATCACCTTTAATTGTATTTAAAGCTAAAGGCTCTACGATTTTTAAGTATCGTGTATTAAACTCGCCCGTGTATCGTGCTTGAGCTTCGCTTAAATCCATCCCAATACGTGTTTTAGTTTTTCCAAAGCCTTCTGCAAACTCATGACTTAAACGTGTTTGTAAAGTCTTAGCTGTTTTAGAGAACTTAGTATATGGAGTTAAGACTCCAGCACTCTTACCAAATAAATTACCAGTTAAGTCTGTAGTAAACTGCCAGACACTAAAAGCTAATTTATTTTTAATCTGCTCGCCAGTAGCGCCAGAGTTTAATGCTCCAGTTACTACCGCTTTAAATTCTTCTTTAGTGGCATCACCGCCACCTATGTCGTTTACAAAATCGTTAACAACATTATCTACATCCACGTCTTTCATGTTTATCACAGACCCTTCAGGGCCTTCTAGTAAACGATCAGCAGCGTTGACAACCTTACTACCACTAGCCGGTATCCATTCACCGTCGATGCCTTCATCAAACAAAACCATACCTTTACTTTCACTCATTACAGGCGCTTTTTCCAAATCATCAGCAAGTCTTTTAGTCGCATACTTACTAGCTACTTTACCTATACCGTATGAAAGAGCACCACCCATTAATGCACCTGCTCCAGTTGCCGTAGCTGCTTGACCTAAATCAATGCCATCTTTACGCTCGCCAATTTCAACCTCAAGATCTTGAACTGCTAAGTCTTGGATGCCTGAAATAGCGCCTGTATAAGCAGCAGTGCTCTTAATGGGGTTGGATGATGCCTTAGCTAAGACTTTAGCAAGCGCTGTTTTAGCCCCAGCACGTACAGAAGCTTGCGCCGTAGCGCCTCCCACATTACCGAATATTAAAGAAAGAGCAGTGGGTAATGTTTCGAAGTTAGCTAGTACGTCCATGCCGTAGTCTTTAGCAGCGTCAATCGTTTCTTTTGTTCCTGTAACTTCAGTGTCTTCCCACTTAGCTCTGAGATCTCTATAAGCTCGTTTAACATCTTCAGGTGCGTCCGACAAAGCAGCAGCTTTACCCGCTACAGCAGTGATGCGTAAAAAATCATCACGCAAGAACTCAGCAGGGCCTGAATCACTGTCAAGCATTTTAGTTGCAAAGTCTTGATGATCACCTAAGTAAGAGGTTAGAATATCATAATCTCTAACGACTTCAGAATCATTTTCAAAGTTGGTTACAGTCGGGCGCTTGTAAGAGGTTACTCTATTTATTTCTTCCTCAGATAATAAAGGCTCTGTAGGCCCACCCTCAAAGTTATCTAAACTAGAGTGCATCTGTTCCATTCTACTTAATAAGGTATCTGACATTAAACAGCTCCACTTTTATCAGCTAAGAATTTTTCTTTTTCAACTTTTGATTTTAATGAATCGTATACTAATTTATCTGTAGCACTTAAACGGTTAATTGCTTTTTGTTTTTGACTAGCAGATTTAAAAACTTTAACAAGTTTATCAGTCCTTGCTTGCTTTCTACTATCTGAATCTAAAATACTTTGTCCACCCACAGCATTAAAGATCTGTGTTTTTTGGTCAAGGTTTCCAGCCAAAGCAGCTTTCTGTTTAGATGCGTTTGTTCTAAAGTGATACTTCAAAGCTTTATTAATTTCATCTTCAGTATATGTTTTAAGAGCAGCTACAGGTGTAGTTGATGTTGATACAACAGGTTCTGGAACTTCAGGTACTCCAAGAATATTCTCAAGCGCCAGTGCAGCTTCTGGTCTGTCGCCGAGCATTGTTCGAACTCTTGATCTCGCTTGCGTACTTAATTTAGAATCATAGAAAGCGCTATTCTGAGCGTAATCAGTTAAGAAGCCTCTTTTAACATTATCATTAAAAGAAATAGAAGATGTACCACCGTCTTCAATATCTGTTGCAGCCATGTAAGCTACTAAAGGATGATAGCCTTTTGAGTCTGTTAAAAGATTATTTTCTTCTCTTATAGATGTACCCCAACCTGCTTCATCTAACATTCCTTCTGTGTTTATTACGTGCATTACGGCTGCTAGTTCCTGAGATTGTCTTGGACGTAAACCTATTTCAGACAAAGAATCTTGAGTAATCATTATTTTTGCATACTGATTATTGGCAACAGCTTTAACCCTGTCTTCGTCGGTAGCGTCTTGAACAAGAAGTGAATTATATTTACCTAATACATCTCTTTGACCTACAGTTAAAACTTGAGCTACCGCAACTTTATGCTGCTCTACTTGATCAGGATTATTTTTAATAAGTTTAGCGGCTGTCTCAACATAAGTTAAATCAGTAGGAGTTACTTCACTTCCAGTGTTTATAGACATAATTTTAATTGTGCCATCAGCTAATTTAATTTCTCTGAAGCTCTGATCAACTGATTTAGGCTCACCATACTTAGAACCCACTGAGGTTGTTATCTTGACAATTTCGTTGCTTACAATTCCAACACTCATTCCGCCTGCTGCTTTAGTCCATTCTTTTATTTTTTCTTCAGACTTAAATGGCGATAATCCAGCTCGACGCAACTCTCCGTAGGCTGCTACGTTTTCTGAGCTTTTGAACAGCTCATTAGCTTTGACACTGTTGTCTAAAGGATCTCCACCTTGTCTAAACAAACCTTTAAACTTACGCATAATGGCGCTGCCGACATCTGTACCTCGGCTAGTGGTTAAAGCCTTAGTATATGCGTCAGCACCATCTGTGCCTACACGCTCTAGTAACAGTTTATCTTGATCGGCTGACGAGTTGTATAGTTTTTTAAGTTCCTTGCCAGCTTTCATAGTTTCATTATAAAGCAACTGCTCACGTTGAGTAGCATTATATGATGTTGGAACCGCTTTATTAAAAGAAGTTGTTAACTCAGCAGCGGCTTTCTGTCTCCAGAACTCTTCTTCGCCACCTTCGAAAACAAGCGCCTGCTGCCTGTCGTTCATTCGTCCAGTAGCTCCTTGCACAGCCGACTTGAACTTAATGTTCTTTTGAAGCACTGGCTCTTGATTCAAGAAGTTTTCTGTGGCTGATCTAACCATAGAGTTACCAATAGACAGTAAAGCCTTTGCGCCATATCCGTACAAAAGTTGTTTTCTTTCTCGCTTACGTGCTTCCGAGGCTTGACGATCTCTATCGTCTACAGATCTTTGATACATATCGTCACGGCGTTTGCGGCTATCGGCAAGCATTGATGTAGCAAATTGTGTAATATCTTTTCGTTTACTCAAGTCAGTCATTATTTTATACCTTTAAACTTGTGGGGGGGCCATTAAACTTTCTTGTTCAGGAGCTGGTGCAGCTTCAGGAGCTGGTTCAGCTTCAGGAGCTGGTGCAGCTTCAGTAACTGGTGCAGCTAAAATACTTTCTGTGTCTGGTAAGCCTTCTAGTTCTTCTAACATTGTAGGTGTAACAATATTTGTAGGGACACTACCAGACTTTGAAGACTGCATCATGTTTCTAATTTTTTCTTCTTCAAAACTTACACCAAGGATTTCTTCAGTTTCATCTACGTCATCTAACTGTCCTTGATATACAACCATTTCAATATCTGCTCTTTCTGCTAAAGCAATCAGCATGTAAGCAGTAGGTTCAATAAGCATTAACATTAGATCTGGGTTCCACATCCCTTTCTGAAAGCCATCAGTAAGCAATGCTTGGGTAATGCTCATGATAGGGACACCTTTGTCTATAGTTTGCATCATCGAAACATAAGCTTTTGGTTGGATTAGTTTTACCCACACAAACTCAGACGCTTCGTGTACATCTACAAACTTTGGAGGTAGGCTGGAAGGCATAGGGTTTTTTGGATCACTGGTTAATGACGATCCGGGAATTGCTCTTTTCCTAGAGCCAGCTTGTTTTTCTATTTGTTTTTGAAGATCAGACATTTCAATACCTACCTATACTTTTTGAGGGTTATATAATTGTGACATTCGCTGACCGTACATGTTTGACTGAGTTGCACTATATCCCCAGTTGCCTCGGTTGGGCTGCCATGATGAAGTAAAACGGGATGGATCTATAGGTTGAGAATACGATTGAATAGTCCCTGTTCGTGCTATGTTACTGCCGTCAAACCCTACGTATTGATTTCCTTGAGCAGCGTCGTAGTTAACAGGCTCAAACTCTTCTTCACCAAAGATTGCTTTATTTAACTCAGCTTTTACATACTCTGTCGCTATGGTTGTAGGGGCCTCAGTAACTATTTTTACAGCTTCATCTTTACCCGCTTTTGCGCCTTTAACAAGAGCGTTTTTAGTACCCTCGTAGCCTCTTTGAAGTAAGCTAGGATTAACTGCGTCCTCTAACCCTACAGCCTGACCTAATGTTTCTTCACCTAAACCTAACGTGCGATCTAAATTCGCAGGCTCAGCAATTGCTCGATCAACGTTAGCTGAAAGACTTGCAGATTTAGAGTAATCGTCAAACTTAAAAGGCTCAAAGTTCACAACTGAATCAGAGTCGGCTGCGGAATTAAATGCAGAAGTTAACGCATCAATATCTGCTTGACTTTTAGTTAAGTTAGAAAATCTTGATTTGTCTCCAAAGCTTTCACTGAAAGCAGAGTTGTCACCGAAGAAATTAGCCGATGCACCCTTAACGTCAAAGCCCATTTTCTTAGCGGCTGTTTTAGAAAAAGCAGAAACAGTTTCAACAACACCTTTAGTTATGTTTGAAAAAGTGTTAGCGCCTGTTGTGACTACCTTTGCTGTGAAATCCATTAAAGCTTGAACGCCTGTAGTTATAGCACTGTCCTGCCCAAATATAGCTCCTGTCGTGGCTACAAGCCCATCAGCAAATGCAGCTCCGACTCCCGGCAGCGCAGTCATCAATCCCATAGCTCCTGTTGTGGCTACCTCACCCATAAATTTCCCTGCATTTACACTTTGAGTAACTATTTTTTTACCTATGTCAACACCGACTTTAGCCACCGCAGTAGCGCCTGCGTAAACAGCTTTACCGCCTGACTTTACTACTCCCCAAACATCTCCTAAAAAATCTAAATCTATCATATCATTCCCCGTTATTAATTATTGTTTGACTCTTCGTCATCACCTAAACCAACAGCATCTAACGTTTGTACAAGGCTCATTGCTGGTGTCACACCGATAGCCGCATAAGATGTATCAGCTGCCATGGTTGCAGTAGCAATTTGAATTATTCTATTTTGATTATTTTCATAGTTATTGTTTGCAAACATAATTTCATCTTGAAGTTCCCGCCACACCTGAGCTTGTTTTTGTTGAGACATTGCAAAGGCATTTGCTACGTTCTGACGATTAGCATCATTGATAGCTGCTGTATCCGCAGTGTTTGCATTTCTACGCCAAGTTAAATCTCCTTGCTGTATAGTTTGTGCATTAGAAGCGTTCCACTGCTCACGTTGGTTAGCCATGTTTAAATTAAATTGCTCTGTGTCAGACGCTAGTGTAGCATTAGCAATAGAAGCTTGTAATTGATTGCCTGCATTCTCAGCGTTGATTTTGTTTTCTTGTTCTACATTAAACTTAGCCATTGATGAAATAGCAGTAGCGTTATATTGATCTATCTGAGCACCTAACGTAGCCATAAACTGATCTGTTTGCGCTACGCTCTCAGCATTAAACTGATTTGTAGCATTTGCTGCTGCCGTATCAGCTAATAGAATTTGTTGCTCCTGCTGAGAACCTAGAATTTCTACTTGCTGTTCATTAGACATATTAGATAAGTCCATCTGTAGAAAGTTTGAAGCGTTCTGCACAGAGACCTTAGTGCGGTTATCTGCGTTTGATAAATCCATAGAGGCTTGGTTAGTCGCATTCTGTAAGATAGCTGTGTTCTTAGCATCAAACTCATTCATAGTCATTGTTTGTGCAAACTTACTATTAACCAATTCAACCTGAGATGCTGCATCAAACTTAGCTAAATCAATGTTTGCATTAGTTTGGGCGTTAACAACAGCTCGTTGTTGATCTGCGTTTAACTGGGCAACACCCATATTGCTTGCAATGTCGGCTTGAGTTAAGTTGGTTTTTAACGTAGCTTCTAAGTTTGCTAATTCAGTTTGTTGTGTAGCTGTTAAGTTGTCTGAGCTTGCTTGGTTCTGAGCTTTTAAGTTTGCAAGCTTCATCTGAGACTCAGTGCTCATGTTAGCAATGTCCATAGAGTTTTTCAACTCAGCGTTCTTAGACAAGAATTCTGCCGCAACGTTCATTTCTGCAAGCTTTCTTTGGTTGTCTGCTGTCATGTTATCTCGATCAGACGCAGCTTCAAACTCTAAATTAGCAAGAGTCATTTGCTGTTCGTTACCCAGATTTAATGCCATTGTTTCTTGACGGTTTCTGTTGTTCTGTTCAGCAGTACGTTGACGATTCTCTAAGTTTTGTACTCGTACTTGTTGCTCTTGTGCCGCAGTAGAGATCACAGCTTCTTGGGTGAAAGAGCTTTGAAGCTTCTTCATCTCATTAGCCATTTGAGCTGTCTGACTTACAGCAGTTTGTTGGTTAGCTAAGTTAGCTAAACGTCGATTCATATCTAACGTAGCTGTTGTGATATTAGCTTGCTGCTCGTTATCTAAATTCTGAGCTGCTCGTTTCTGTAAAGCGTTAGCATTGTTTTCAGCAATAGGTAAAGCACTTTGAATAATTGCATTGAATAAAGAATCACGACCGATGGTAGAAGATGATAAACCTCTTTTAGCTAACATTGCATTGGTTGCATCTACGGCAGGTCTTGCCCACGCTGGAACTTTATTTTCTTCTAACGAACCTAACAAGTTCTCCATCTGCGAAGACATTAAAGCTTCTTTAGGTAACGCTGCAATAGCTGCTCTTACTTCAACAGGTTGGTTATCTAACTGGGCTTCTACTTTTTCAGGGTCTTCTACAATAGCTGCTGTGATTGCTGGTGGTAGATCACCTACTTCTGCAAGCATCTCAGAGGCTGCACCTACAGCGGCTTCGCCTTTAACTGGACGAGTTTTAGTAATGTCGTAACCTAGTACTGCTGTAATCTGTGCGGCTTCCATAGGTGTAAAAGTATCGTCAGTAATTGCATCACGTTGGGCCGCTTCTGCCGCAGGTGTTGCCGCTACTATGATCTTCTCACCCGTCACAGGGTCTACTGTGGACTTCGTAGAGACATCAAAGCCTACGTTCTGTGCTAATGCTGCCTGCTCTGCTGCTGTGTTACGGTCAGCTACTGTAGCCTCTGTAGACATCGTTGCGTCAGTTGAAACGGCAGTAGAGCCTTCGGAGATTTCGCCTGTAACAGCTTTAGCATCTCCGTAGGTAGACATAAACTCTCGTTGTTTGCCCTGAAAGGTTTGAGCCTGTGCGATAAAGTCTGAATCAAAAGCTTTTAAATCTGCTTGAGCTTTAGCCAGCGCACCTTCATCACCTGATGCGCCTGCTGTTTGATAAGCTTGTGCTAACGCAGCTCGCTCAGGGTTAGCCATATGTGCATCACTTGCTTCTTTGAACGCAACAGCTTCAGGTGTTAGGTTAAAAGCCTCGGAAGCTTTTTGCTGCTTTACTTGATCCGCTGAAACTGTGTTTACTGTCTGAGCTACTACAGGTGCGGCTTGAGTAGTTGTAGCGGCTTGAGCAGCGTCAACAGCTTCTAAATTAGTTGCTCCGACCGTAGGCGCTGTAGCTTGAGTCATAGTACCTAACTCTTTAATATCGTCTTCAGCGGTAACTAAAGTCTTATCTGTTTTAGCAACAGTATCTAAAGCGTCTATAGGGGCTGCTGTATCTGCTAAATCAGTTACATCGTCAGTTATTTCATTAAGTGCCATGCCGTCATCTCCGTTTGTCCCGCCAAGATTTAAACCTTCTAAAACTTGTCCGAGATCAGAATTATCATATGTTGTTGAATCTGTGTTTGAATCTTCTTCTTCATCTTCTGTTACTTCAAGGTCTTCAGGCTCTGGGTCTGGAACCGTGATCGGGTTTGTATCTGCGGTAACTGTACCCCCAGTAACAATTGGATTATCTGATGAAGCTGTACCTGCTCCGTTGCTTACAGTCCCTGCCCAAGCAGTGCCACCACCAAGTTGAATGTTGCCCGCAGAGTCGTAGCCTATGTTTGTATTAGTTGTCCAGCCTGACGTGTCTAACATTGTGGTACTTGGTGCGCTTATTGAGTTCCATATATCTGCCGGAATGTCTTTTACACCGTCTCTAAAATCTAGTATTGCTTGAAGTGGAGCACCTACAATTGGAAGTCCTGTAGCAATATCAAGTATAGCGCCTGTTGCTTCATCTATTACAGCGCCTTTAAAAGCTTCTTTGCCCATGAGTTTTGCCAGCATGGTTTTTGAAAAGCCGTAATAATCACCAATAGCTGCACCTACTGCTGCACCTACTACAGTTTTAACAAATACTCCTTTAGCTGCATCCCACACCTTGCCCTGCCAAGATAAGCCCTCGTCACCAGCATTAACAATCTCATCTCCTGCTGATAGGTCTCCTCCTAAATCTGGCCCGTCCTGACCGTCTAAACCTAAATCTGCATCCATGTTAGAAAGATTAAGAGTTCCGTCATCGTTATACACGTCTGTTGAATCTACAGGAGCCTTCCATGATTCGCCGTCTATAGTATTAAAATACCCGCTTTCTTCCAACTCTTGTAACTTATCTTTATCGCCCCCAGTAAGACGCATTAAATCATCTTTACTATACGTAGCGCCGCCACGAGAAGTATATACCTTATCAAAAGGGTTCGTATCCACCGGAGCAGCTTCAGGATTAAATGTACTGCCATCCTCATTAACAAACTTAGTTTTGGGTTCAGCTATATCTACATCTAAATCTGTGCCGGTAAGATCTGTACCGCCTGTAGTTGTTTCTTTTTCTTCTTCGACAATTGGCTTTATAGGAGGGGCAGCTTGTTCATCACCGCCATCACCACCGCCACCGCCTCCCTCTCCATCGTTTTCAAGGGTTCCGTCATTTGTAGCGTCAGCTTCACCACCTTCATACTCACCTTCAGCAAAGCCCATTTCAACCAGTTCGTCATGTAGCTCTTTAGGTGTTTTTTCTGGCTTCGGTTCTGGAGCTGGCGCTCTATTTCTAGCGCCCATACCACTGCCGTCACCAGCACTGCCTGAGCCTGAGCTAGATGAAGTACCGCCGCCCGGAGTTCCATAAGTAGTCCCTAACGGATTGTACCCACCAGTGCCTGTACCCATACCAGTATAGTATCCACCATCTCCATAATCAACATTATTGTTGTCCGCAGGTCTGTTAATAGTTGTCACGCTTTCAGCGCCTATACCAATTGTAGTAGTAGGGAGGCTAGAATACTCACCCTCACCAACTCCTCCAAATTGTCCACCCCTATTTTCACCATAGTTTATAGGTGCAGAACTAGCTGGAGCGCCGCCATAACCACCATAATAAAATTTCTGGCGTTTAGCTTTAAGGCTTTTTAAATACTTTTTAGTATTCCGTTGACTTCTTTTCTTACTCATTTATATACCTGTAATGTAGGAAGTGTCGTATTTTTGTGTAACTGTCCAGCTACTTTCATTTCTTTCATCTTAGTAAGATATGGTTTAAGCCATTCAAAGTTAGTCATATTATTTGTTACTTGACAAAGCGTCCCATTTTGTGTATAATCATATATATAGCTTATGGGGTTTTCATTATAAGTATACATGTTTAAATTATTTATAAGGGCTTCGTGTTTTAACCTTAACATTTGTAAGGTATCTTCACCTATTACAAGTTCTTCATCAAATCTAAACTCAGCTGCCTTTTTACTATACCATGTTACTCTACAATGTATTTCATTCCCTTCACTATAATCCCTTTGCACCATGAAATACTTCTGTCTCCAAAGCGCAAAACGTAAAGCGGTCTGGTGGTCATGTCCAGCATACTTCTTTAGACTTTCATAGTTAAAATCTTTTATAAGATTTTTGTAGTTCACAGTGAAAGGTTTAGTTCTCTTACCTTTACTCATACCTACTTGATTCTTTAAACATACTGCATCTGGTGGCGCAGGTAAGTTTGCAATGTCTTTATAAACTTTAACGCCTTGAGCAGTTAAGTAATCATCCCCATCTACTAACACACAATAATCATTATCAGAGGCTAGGAAAAGATCAAGGACTGAGTTCTTACCTTTAGCCGGTGTGCCGTTGCTTTCAGTGATGTAGTATTCAATCTCTTCTTTCTCGCAGTGAGCTTTAACTTTTTCTTCGTATGCTTTAGATAAAGAATTAATTACTATTACTGTATTTTCTTTCGGTATGTTGCTATACTCAGGGCTATTATGTCTTAGTAGAGCTTTGAAGTCCCTTGATGTTAATACATAAAATTTTAACTTCATTCTTTGTTTAACAACTTTTGAATAGTTTCAGATTCATAGATCCGAATCCCTAACCACACTATTGTAAACAACGATGCTGTAGGCGGCAACCAAGCCGCTAAAGCCATGATGCCTGTAGAAGCTGCTGCTACGTCTACAACTTCTTTTACTGTTTCTGGACTAGGGACTCCTGACATAACTACCTCCTACTTAATCTAAAGCTGCTGTGGCTGCTTCGATAGCAGTGTCAACGTTTGTAAAATCTTCTGTTGTCCAGAAGGGCCTACGCTTCATGTAAGTAAGATGATCTAAATTAGCCTGTAAGATAGATTGAAGAGAATCCTCAGAGCTTCCTGCATCCAGCTCAACAATTGTTTCGTTAATTGCAGTTACGGAATCCCCTAAAGCATTATACGTTTTTAAAATCTCTTCAAGTGTTAATTCTTCTGACATGTTATGCCTCCAATGCGCTAATGCGCTCTTCTAGTTGTTCGATTTTTTCTATAGCTTCTTGGAGTGCAGCAGTTAAAAGAGGCACAAGTCGTGAAGTATCTAATCCTTGAGCATCTATATCACCATTTTCATCTACAGCATCTTTATCGCCACTCACAGCTTGAGGCACAACTTCTTGAATTTCATGAGCTATGAAGCCTTCTTCGTTTTTAGTAGGCTCTGTAATAAAGTTAAATGTGCAAGGCTTTAAAGCTTTTAATCTGTTAATAGATTCTGTTAACGGAGATACATTTTCTTTTAAGCGATAGTCTGAGCTAGTGTTATAAGCCACTCCAGTAGTAGTAGTTATTATGTTTCCAATCTCGGCGTTATTATGGTGAAAACGAGCAAAATAAATACTGCCTGTTTGTGTTGATGGCCTAGACCATTGTAGATATGTAGTTCCGGCAATGCCACTAAAACGTAAACCCCCAGTTGTGGTAGTCCATTCTATATCTGTCGCTCCCCCCGGAATTGTTACAGCTGATCCAGAGCCATAAAGTATAGGTCTTGCATCCGCTGCACCAGTAGACAATACAACTTTATTTCCGTTAGTTCTAAGGTCTAAACCGTGACCAAACCCCGAAAAACCACCTATAATTACATTGTTATCCGCTGTTGTAATATCTTCGCCAGCTTTATAACCTATAAGAATATTATTATCCCCTTCAGAAACTAATGTCCCACTAGAGCCACCTACAGCAATATTTTGTCCGCCCGTGGTTAAAGCTTGTAAAGATTCATACCCCACAGCAACTGTATAAGCCCCAGTAGCCTCAGTAATTGCAGAGCCCATGCCTGCCTTTCTACCTATTAATGTAGCGCCATTAGCAGAACTCCACTGTCCAGCAGATTTACCTACACAAACTCTATAGCTTGCTGTATATTGACTAGCAGCAAAAGCACCTAAAGCAACGTTCTCTGTCCCTGTTGTATTAGTAAATAAAGCGTTATGCCCCAAAGAACTATTGCTTGTACCAGTTGTAATATTCTTGCCAGCATTAGTACCAATAATTGTATTAAGACTACCTGTTGTTATAGCAAACGCTGAGTAAAACCCCAAAGAAGTGTTATTTGTAGCTGTTGTTGTACTGCCTTGAGAAAAATAACCTATAGCAATACAGTTATCACCGCCTGTAAAATTAACAGTTTCCCCTGTTGGTGCTGCCCCTCTTCCAGCATCCCTGCCTATTGAAATCCCATAAGATTGATCGTCTGCGTTGTAGCCAGCGTTCAGACCTATAAAAATATTACTTGTACCGGCTGTGAGTCGTCTTGCAGAGTTCTCACCCATAGCTACATTGAAATTACCCGCAGTTAAAGAATAAAGAGCATTGCTACCTATAGCTGTGTTACTGCTTGCTGATACTCCGGTATAGAGAGATGATTTACCTATAGCTATATTATCAGAGCTAGTAGCTGATGAGTACCCTGCCAATTTTCCTAGAGCTACGTTGTTTGATCCAGTTGTTAGAGATGCTAAAGCTGAACTACCTATAGCCGAATTATCATCTCCAGTAGTTAAAGATCCCAGAGCGGTAGAGCCTACACCTACGTTATGGCTAGTAACTCCTGTCAAAGCTGTTCGTGTAGCCGCACCTACAAAAGTGTTTTCAGTACCAGTAGGGTATGAACTATTTAAAGTTAAATCACCTGTTACGTTCAAAGCGCTTAACGTGCCTACAGAAGTGATTTGAGTTTGCTCCTCATTGACACTAAACTCATCACCTTCACTCAACGTTAGACCAGTTCCAGCCGTATAAGTTGTATCAGTATTAGCAAAAGTTAAGTCATTATTAAATGCACTAAGGTCGATTTCGCTGATAGCCTTTCGAGATTCAGTGTTATCATCATTTAAAATAATTTCAGTTGTGCCCGCTACATTTGCAGTCATGTCTGTGAGCTCAGTGAAGTCTAAATCTAAAGAGTCTGTACTGGCTGTAATACCTATACCACCCACTACATTTACTGTGGCATCGCCTGAAGTTGCGCCGCCTGTTAAGCCGTCTCCAGCTACAACGCTTGTGATGCCACCTACGTTACTATCGACATAAGCCTTAACAGACTCAGCAGTAGGAACATTAGTATCTGTTGCAGTGCCAAATGTATCGTCGTCAATAAAGTCAGTTACAATTACAGAACCAGTGCCATTAAAACCTTCGGCTACTACTTTGCCTGTTACGTCTAAGACATACTTAGCACTACCGGCTATGCTCGAATTTGGTTTTATTTGTACTGCATTTACATAATCTGCAACTCCATCTTCGTAATGATCGAATCTAAATCTAAAGGAGTCTGCGTCATCATCTCGAAGTTTAAAGTCTAAATGTGTAGCTGTTTCGGTTACAGTTGTTGCGATAGAACAAGAATCAGAATCAGAAGATGGCAATGTTATCTGTCCTCCTACTGTTATGCCATCTTTGGTTGCTTCCAAAGCATTGACATAACCAGCACCGTTTCTAGCTTGAATAACTACCTTGCCTTGCTCAGCGCCCTCGCTTACATCTACTTGTTGTGCATAAATATCTGCATATAACTCTAAGGTTGGGGTTGAAGCATTGTTATAACCCCTAAAATGAATCATACCGAGGTTTTGTTCGTCAACGGCGGTTTCTAAATTAGTCAGATAGAAGTCTGGCATTGCGTGACCAGATGAACCAGTACTTTGTATTTGTAAGCTAGTGTCGCATTCGATTGTACCTGTTACGTCTATGCCTGTTTCTGTAGTTTCTAGTTTAGTACCTGTGCCTGTGCTTCCAGCCCAGCTCAATGACGTTGTGCCGCCAGTGTTAAACTGAGCCATTGTTCTAGCGTTGACGCTATCGACCATTGTAATAGAATCGCCATTACTTTGAATGCTTAGTATGCCTGTGCCTACATCTTGAATATAACTATTAGTGCCATTGTGGAATATCTGTAAGTCGTCAGAATTACCAAAACCTGCGTACTCACCGTCATCCATTCTTAAGCCGTCACAGTCAACCGTACCTGTTACGTCTATGCCTGTTTTTGTTGCTACCAGTACGTCTACTTGCCCTACGCCAGCATCATGACTCCGAAGAACTATACTGTCGTCTGCATCATCTTTACATTGAATTACTAATGCTGTTGTCGTACCCGTTAACTCTGTAAATATCTGAGCGTTATCAGTAACGTCAGTAGTAAATTTTATAGCGTCAGCTTCAACCGTACCTGTTACGTTTATGCCATCTGTACTTGCTGTTAAAGCATCTACTAGAGTGCCAGTACCACCACTACCAAGTCTTAATTTAATATAATCCGCTTCATTATCAGCTTGCTGAATAATTAAACTAGAATCGTTACTGTCTACGGAATTTGCTTCAGTAAAAATTGTAGATCCGTCACTTAGATCGTTTGAAGAATCGTTTAAAACAATCATCTTACAAGCTATAGTGCCTGTAGTTGTTGTAGTCTCACCACCAGTTAGATCAATGTAGTCAGTAGTAACACCTCCTGTTACGTCTACGCCTGTCTCTGTGGTTTCTAGCTTAGTATTTGCACCGCCGTGTTGTAAGGCTACTTTTGCACCCGATCTTAAAAATAAGTCATCGACTAAGGAGTTGATTATTGAAAGGTCTGATACTTCAGAATGAGATATTCTTAAATCGTAATCATCAGAGTTAGGAGTTTTTAAATCTAAGTGTGCGAGGTTTTCTGCACCAATTTCAATTGATGCTTCTTGGTCGGCTACTTCTCCGTCAAAGGTACTTGCTACTTGGAATACAGCTCTTCCTGTTGTGCTTGTTACTGACGCAACAGCGTTTCCGCTAGAAGTCTGAACAGCCAAACTATCAGCAGCAACCGTACCTGTTACCGTAGCACTATCGACATACAAGTCTTTAAAGCGCTTAGCAGTTGTACCAATATCTACATCGCTATCTAAACTCGGTTCAATAACACCATCTTTAAACGAAAGCTGAAGTGCTGCCGCACCGCTTACATTTGTATAGAAGTTTAATTGGTCAGTAGCTTCAGTAGTTGTGATCTTAGTAAAGGTATCAGCAGAACTAATCAGAGGAACATAAGCACCTGAGTCTACGTCACCGTTATGAGTGTGACCTGTGCTCTCATCAAAAGCTACTGAAACATTATTAAACTCAGTAGTAAAGTCCTCTGCGTCAATAGTCTCACCATTTGTAAAAGTCTTTGTTTTAGTATAACCTGTCATTCTTTTATCTCCTGCCTGCTGGCACGTAATCTATGAAAAGACCATTAATACGGTAAGAACCTTTTTGGTCGTCACTTATAATTGAAAAGTTTGCTGTGTGTCCACTGCCCTGAACAGCCTGTCTAACCATCGGATCACCGATACCGCCATAAGCGCTTTCCCCATACCTTGAAAGTCCATATACAGAAGGTACAGGAATCGTAGTCATTACATAAGGGGTTGGTTGCGGAGCCTCTACGCTGTTATAATCGTATCTAACATGTAGTGTTGGGATTACAGTAGACTCAGGGCTGATTGAGACTTTTACATAGTGTAGTGTTTTTCTGCTACCCACGTCTCCGAAATCATAGAACGGGGTGACGTACCTAGAGTTTATATTGAAAGCAACCCCTTCGTTATAAAAACTTTTACCTTGATCATGTAAATATACATAACCGTTTTTATCACCATGATAATATTTTTCTACACCATCTGTATCAAAACTTGAATCCAAAGCATGAGCTTGAATACCTACTGTTTCTGACCACTCAAAACCGTTATTAGTTAGTGTGCCTATGATGCCTTTAGAGCCTGATACAAGCTCGTCAGCTTCTGAGTAGAAAAGTCTATATTGATTTTTACTTCGAATGACAGCGCTTGAAACAATAAGATTATTAATATTTTTTGCAAGCTTTGCAAATGTGGGCTGGACTTGACGACTGATTGAGCTTAACTCTACGTCACCAATACGGGCTGTACCTGCAACTGTGCGTATGCCATCAGAACTCAGAAATACTAAATCGCCGCCTATCTCTTGTATACTACCGGCTGCAATGCACCCTACGTTTGTAGTAATAGGTACTATAGCTTCCCCGTCATTTACGCCAGCTCCCATGTTAACAAACTTATGGATGCTGTTAGCACAAAATATAATAACGTCATTACGGAAACTTTTTAAACCTACAATAGTATCTCCAAGAACTAAGTGTGCTCCTGTCGAAAAGTTAGTGACGCTACCTACAGAACTATAATATAAAGAAGTTCCTGCTCCTACCACGAGGCGTGTTTCGTGTCGAGTACCTACAGACGGTGTGGTGGCTGAGTCTACTACGAATTCATGGCCGTTATAAGTTCGAGTATCTAAATCGCCAGTGCCTTTAATTGTAAGAGTAAACGGCAGGTTATCACCGTCTAAAATAACTACAGTTCCATTGTCTCCTATACCTTCTTCATACACAAAGCTTGTCTGGCCTTGACCTGTTCTATCTACAAGAGTTTTACCACCACCAGTTACGAAATACTCAGCATACGTGTGATCTGTATTAGTTTGTCCGGCTCTAGCTACATTGACCCAAGTTATACCGTCTATTGTAAACATAATAGCGCTGCCGGAACAAACAAGTAGTCCTCCCGCATAAGCCATGATACCTTTAATATCCGCAGTTCCATTTGGCTTAGCTGTACCGTAAGGAGTGTAACCATTAATTCTACGGTATCCGGAGTCTGAATCGACCTCAAAGTTTTGAAGCTCTATAGCTGTTCCGGGCGCACCCAAAGCAGCGAGCTGATTAGTATTAGTATCTAATCCGCCTTTACATACAAAACCAAAAGGTTGTGAAGCAGCCATTAAATAAATCTCACTCTGTCGTCTTTGAAGTACGAAGGCGTAGGCTCAATAAGATTTGAACGCATAGACTTCATTCCTTTTTTATAGTCATCAAGTGCAAATGCAGCCGACTGTGGATTGTCTTTAAACTGCCAGATGTAGTAACGTGCTTTAGCAAGTAAGACAGAGGTGTACATTTCGGGGAATACGATTACGTCAGTAGACGCTGAAAGCTTTGTAGGTAGTACCCACGCAGTAAACCATATTTTATATACTTTATCGGGGAGGGGGCTTAGACCGAACTTGCGTCCATCAGGGCTTCTGATCACACGAGCAGGTTCGCCGTAAGTTTGTGCATCCGCATCATCTAAGTTTTCGCTGATACGATAATAATCTTTCCACTCTTCTGTGGTTGTGTAGCGTAAGTTATTCGCTGAGTAAGGTGCAGTCTCTCCTGCTACTCCTACTGTTGTCATATAGAATGTATCCCAATCTATAGAACTATAATCTTGTGTGTGTGAGCCGTTTGTTTTTAGCTCATAGAATCTTTGACCTGCAACAGTATCTACAGATATATTTCCTAACATCGGGTCGTTAACACCACCTGATTCAGTAACAGTTAGAAAAGGCCATTGAGGTTCTTCATTGATAATATCGAAGTACGCACGATTAACGCAGTCTTTAACGTATGCTTGGATGCCAAGGGCTTGTCCAAAGTCACCCGTTGTTAACGGTACTTCATTTAACTCACGAAGAAGTTCATTAGTCAAATCTAAATATGATGTTGCCATTTACTTTTCCTCGGTAGTTTTTTTATCTTTCTTTTTAAAGATTGCATCCCAGTTGTCGTCAAAGTTCTTTTTAGACTCTCCAGTATATACTGAACTATTTACTTTAACTACTTTTCTTATATTCATCACTGCTGGTTTAGTTGGTGAACCTATTACATTAGACATTTCAATACCTCTAAAAAGATTGAGGGGCTTTTACACCCCTCGCTCTTAGTCTACATATTAATCTAAAGAAGATACATATGCTTTTGCTAGTGCTTCAGGGCGTAAAACTTTCGCACCGAATACATGCAAGCCACGACAGATGTCGCCGAAGCTAGTCTGACTACGCAAGACTTCAGTGTTCACGATAGTCTGTGCAGTAGATACCGCAGACATGTGACCAGCCAAGATTTCTTGCACTGCGCCGCCTTGAGTAGCAGCCGGAGTGTTATTCGACTTATACATTTCAAAGCCTCGTAACTTACCAGAGCTTACTAGACCGTTGCGGATTGAGCCTTGGCCGCCGTTAAAGTCAACAGACATTAACTTAGAGCTAGACTGGCTTAATTGCTCGTAGAACCAAGGTGGAGCTACGAAGTAACGACCTTCTTCTGGAACATTTTGCTCATCAAGAATACGAGCTAAACGAGCCATGATGTCAAGAGGATCTACAGCACCGCCAGTAACACCAGAGATGTCGATTGGTTTATCAGCAGCATCAGCACCGTCAATAGTGTCTACGTCAGTTGTATCGTCACCGCCAACAATGCCACCAGTACCTACACCAGCAAACATTTTTGCTAGTACTGCTGTGTCATACGCATCTTTCAAAGCGTAAGCAGCAGATGAAGCAGCTACTTCTTTGAAGTTTACGTGAGACATTTTGCTTTCAATATCATCAACGACGAATTTGAATGCTTTTGCTGTATCAACAACTAACGAAGTTTCTTTGTCAGTTAAAGGTGTTGCATCAGTGTCCGCACCACGAGTGTAATCATGCACAGTGATTTCTGGTTCTTTGATGATCTGTACAGAGTCACCGAAAGATGAGATTTCACCAGCGTAATCAGTGTTAGTGATTGCTTCTACTACTGAAGCTTTACGGAAAAAGTTTTGTACTTTTTTCGAATAGACTTCTGGTAAGAAAAGACCGTTAGTTTGGCCTGCGATTTGTGTGTCAAAGTTACCGGGTGCTGGATTACCTGCGCCTTGGAATTTAGCCATGAGATGTTACTCCTAAAAAAAGAAAAGTTTAGAATTAACGCACTCGTCCTTCCATGATAGCTTGATCAATTTCTTGTTCGTGCTTATCATACTGGTCGAGACTAAGCGAATTAATTTCCCGTTGTGTCCAGATCTTAGCTTCATCAGTGCCTACATTAGTTGTTTTAGTAGATACCATGTCCGCTGCTGATCCAGTGGTTTGTGACGCTTTAGCCCTACGTTTACCTTTAGTAGAAATTCCAGATTCCATTTTATAAAGATCAATAGCTTTAACTGCAAGTTGTACATTGTCTGGGTTATCGTAGATCCAACCTTGAATTGCTTCAGGTTGTTCTTTAGCCCAGCTATGAAAATTGTCATCACCTCGAATATCTTCGAAGTCAGGATGACGATCCCGTAAAGTTTCTTCAGCTTCTCTTCGTGCTATCGTGTTTTCACGATCTTGGATCATGTCCATTTTAGCTTGAAGTGCTTTAGTTTGTGTCTCAGTTTTCATGTGAGCCACAGTCTCTACTGTATCATATAGGTCAGGGTATTGGTTTTTAAATGCTTCTAAATCTTCTGCGCTTTTTAACTGGACGTTTGGAGCAGTGCTCTCAGCCGCAGCTTGCAGTTCTAATTCTCGCTGTTTAAAACCAGAAACCTTCTCATCATAATGTTTCTTTAAGTCATCGTATCGTTTCTTATAGTTGGTTCTTTGCTTCTTCTCAGTAGCTTCTTCAGGGGCCTCTTCGGGGGTAGCCTGTTTACTATCTGGTCGTTCAAAGAATACTCCGTCTGCTGATCCTGAACTTCCTTCATCTGGCGTATGCCAAGACTTTTTAGAGTTGTAAGGGTTTGCAGTTTCTTCTACTACTTGTTCGTTAGACATATTGTCACACTCCTATTGGGGCTTTTCGTCTTTCAAGGTGGCTGTTTAGTTAGCTAAACGTAACAGGGTCTCGAATTAAAAGGTGGCCTCTAGGTTAAAAGTTAGTAAGGGGCTAAGGGTCTAGGTAGCCTTACTGATTATAAAAGACTTGGCATTTGATTAGCAGACATCATTTGTTTTTTAATGTCTCTATTCGTGTCGTCAACTTCAGTTACTCCGTATGTTTTTTCATTTTGGAGTGGGTCTTCAGTTAAACCGCCAAATGCTTTAGGTACTCGACCGCCTTCATCAAAAGCTTGCTCTGCCTCATCCATCATAAGTTGGAGGTTTTCAGCGCCAATTGAATCAACAGCCTTTTTGGTGAAAACAAATTCACCGTCCGATAACCTAGCTGGTATCGAATCTGATACTCCAGTACCAATTCCTTCTACGGAACCTTCACCAGAGAATTCTGCTGCAACGTCTAAGACTTTATCAAAGACCATTGCTAATTCTACATTGCTTTCTAAAGCTTCTGAAAGCATGTCTTGTTCGTCTTCTGTAAGAGCTTCGCCTAATACGAAGTCTTGGAAAGTGTCTACCATTTCATCATCAGGTAGTTGTGAAGCTTCTGCTGCTTCTACTTCATCTTCAGGGATGTTAGAGTATGTATCTTCTAATTCCATTTCAGGCGTAGTGAGCATTGAGCCTTCATTATATTTAACTTTCATTTTATCATACATATTATTATGTCCTGTTCTTAGCTTCAGAAACTTGATCTTGAAGTGTCTCTAGGTTAACCAGAGAATTCACTCTCCCCTGCCTGCGGTACATTTCCTGTTCCGATGTTGCCGCCACCAGTGCCTGTAGCTCCAAGGTCTTGAGGTTGTTCAGGTGCTCCAGCAGGGCCTGCCATAGCTCCCTGTTGCTCGTTAGGGGCGAGAGCTTCGCCGCCAGTTGCTTGTCCAGCATTCTGTGCTCCTATAATTTGTGCCATAATTGCGGCTTCTTCAGGATCGTTTAAGATCTCATCAGGGTCTAAGTCTAAGCTGTATGCAAGCTCGCTGACGATCTTAGAGATCTTAACGAAAGGTGCAATAGCGGGATTCTGTGCAGTTTGTAAGAACATTGTTAGTCGTTGACTACGTACTTCTTTCTGCATTAAGCTATTTGTACCCATAGCTTTAATTTCTAAATCGCCTTCTACATCTAGTTGGCCTTCGAAGAACTGCATGTTCCACTGGTAATAAGCCTCACCAAGAGGTTTAAGCAAGAAGTCATCTAAGTTCTTAACTACTGTTTTAATATTCAATGACGCTGCACCTAGAAGCATAGACATGCCTGATGCAGTACGTGTCATAGACTGTACGCCTGTCTGACCGTGTGAGTAACTAGGAATACCTGTTTGCTCATCTGCTAACTGACGGAACTTGTCAAACATCATCATGTTTTCTTGTGATGTGTTAGGAAACTTCATGCCATAGATACTCTGACCGGCCTGTCCTGCCTGACGGCGGAACACTTTTCCGGGATAGATCTCCATGTTCTGACCGCCAACAAGAGCTGATTCATCTACGTCAAAGACTAGAGAGCCGCTTAGTGCTAAGTTGTCAATAGCCATGCGAGCATGACCATTCATGATTTGTTGCGAGTCATCCATATTTTCCGCAACGCCAATACCAAAAAAACTATAAGGATTGCGCTCATAAGAAAAAGCGTTGTACGGAATTCGGTGAGGAGTAAATGGATTGACAACACTCCTGAGCAGCTTGCCGTTGCTAATCCAAGCATTGATTTGAACTTCATCTAAGTCATCTACCTCGTCTGGTAATTCCATTCCGACTTCACGAGCATACTCTGCATCCATAACGCCCCAGTATTCGAGGACTTCGTACTGCCCTGAACCTGTGTCGTCTGAACCATTATCGTCCTTTAGTTCGTGTTCGTAGTCTTTTTCTTCGTAGTTAGGCCCCATTTGGAGACACTCACGAATAGCATCCTTATCGAAGTAAGGCATCTTAGCTAAAGCTCTAAGTTGACTACGGTTGTACTTGTGTCTATGTACGATGTACTCGCACTCTTCAATTGTAGTTGCACTGGGGTCTGGAAAGAAATCCCAGATGCTTACAAACTCAAGACGGGGGACACGCACAGCGATAGGATCATAAACACGATTCCCTTCTTCATCTGTACTCCAACGTCCGATTGTCTTATTGAAATTGAACGGGCCTTTAACAATACCTGTGCCAAACAACGCAGATTCAAAGATAGCATTACGAAGCTCACTAGAACCACTAGACTCTTCAATCTGATCGTGGATAAGCTTCTGCATCTTACGTGCAGCTTCTTTAGCCGGTGCAATCTCTAAGACTTGTGGGTCTGCACTGGGGCCTTCAGCAAAAGAAATCACACCTTCTTCTTCTGCCGCTTTAATCTCTTCTTCAAATAAAGATGTACCTGCTGACAAAGTTGCTCCAGCTTTTAAGACTTTACCATCACCGACATAGCCTACATCGTATGGGTTAACTGGGGTCTCAATTACTTCTTCTTCTGGGACTTCTTCGGCTTCAGACGTTTCAATGCCTGCTCCGCCTGTTGATACATGCTTATAAGTAGCAATGCCTTCAGGTAATTTAGTTTCTGTAATACCAATTGGGAACTGACCAGTACCGAAGATAACATCTACTAACTGACCAAAGGCTGCTAGGACTTTTGTCTTAGTAACCTTAACGAATACTTTAGATTTTTCAGACTCACGAAACTTAACATTGCGGCCATATAAGCCTCTGAAGTTATGGTAAGCTGTTAACCAACGTTGCTCATCTGTATCTCGTGCATCAGACGCTTCCATGAAACGGTCTTCAACTAAGCCGACTAAACGATTACGGATCTCTTCGTCGAGGTCAAGCTCGTAGCTACTTTCGCCTTCATTGCGTTTAAAGTAGATTTCGTTAGCTGTGTCAAATAGGCTATTGCCTGTTTCGTTAGTCATTTAGTTTCCTTTAGTAGCCAAAGTTGGAGTCAACTGGTCTATAAATCTGCTCTCTTTTAATGTCTCTCATACGGTCTAAGGGATTTGCATTCCTCGGCCTAGCCATTATAAGGTAGCGTAACGCATCATATGCGTGATCAGATGCTCTGGTATCTACGTCTTCTGGGTTTGATTTATCCAGAGGAATTCCTTGAAGTTCTCGTATCAGGTTCGGGCATGTATTAAATATTTGTATGCGTGGTCTACCGCTTTGAGTAATCTTCAAGTATTCGTGGATTTGTATTTTTCCTTGAATCCTGTTCTTATCAGCTCTACGTAGTTTATGTCCTTGCTGCTGCAAAGTCTCACCGACTGTAGGGCCTGTTGTTCCTGTTCTTGACCAACATGCTGTATCTAGGACTCCTTGGACTGAAAAGGGGTCTTCTAGTTCCATGTTGGTTATAAGCTCTCCGAGTTCTGTGCCTAGTAAGTTCTTTTGGTACAGTTCTCTATATATAATTAGTGTGCCATCACTGGGGTCTACTGCTCCCCATACACAGGCTGATTCAGAAGCATAACCATAATCTATTCCTTTTATACGTTCCCAATGTACTGGGATCTCAAAGGGGGTTATCACATGGTCTAATCTACTGAACTCTGTGAAGGCTGCTCCTTCCGCTACATCCCAATCACCGTCTAGTAGTTGTCTACGTTGTGTGGGTGGCAGAGCCTTTAGCATCTGCTCGTAACGTCCATCCTTAGCTAAGTAAGGGTTATCCTGCAAACTAGCTGGGATAAACTTCCTTGTGAGGCCGTCTTTGCCCATGAAAGGCTCATGAGGCGGGTAAGGCTCAATGTATCTCTTCTTTACCCAATGCGCTCCAGCACCACCGGGGTTAGCTGTGCAACGCATGTAAGGAACTATCTCAGGGTCTGTAGTCCGTAGACGTGACGCTAAGTAGTTCCATGCAAATTCTGTCGGTAGATGTGTGATCTCATCAAAGCCTATCCAGCTATATGCTTGACCCTGATAACGATAAACATCTGCATCTCGTTCCAAGAAGCCGAACTCTACTTTAGCCCCGCTAGGGAAAGTCCACATCTTCTCTACTTCTTTGTACTTAGCCCCATGGAAGGCTTTCGGGTAGAGTTCACGGCTCTTGTCTATAATCTCTCTTAGCTCTGGCATTGATCGTCTAAGGATCAACGCTCTGTGAGCAGACCTGTGCGCATAACGCAACGGATCAACAATCATTGCATATGACTTACCGCCACCTGCTGCTCCACCAAACAATACATCCGTCTCTGAAGCGGCAAGGAAGTCCTCTTGAGGGCCTTCGTTAGCCTTGAAGATAACACTCTCTTCAGCTTCTTCTCGTAAGCTCTTTGGTAGGGCTTCTAATTCTTCTGCGCTAAACAGCTTTGACTTCTCTGAGTCGCTCAAGACATCCAAGGTCTTCTTAGTATTCTCAATAGACTTCTTGTAGTTGTCTACCTTGCCCTGTGCCGCCTTGAGCTTCTTCTGTTTAGCTCTAACTGTACGCTTAGCAGACAGTTTAGCTTTAGTCTCTGAGTGGTAGTTGTAACCTTTACCCTTAGATCCCTTTGCTCTGCCTGCTTTCTTCTTGGGGGTGCCGTCCTTTTTCAGGACGAACTCACCGTTCTCATCTGTCGCATAGTTCTCTGGGTTAACT